AGCGGAAACCGGAAAAGGCTTTGCCCAATACATCAGCGTTATCGGTATTTCAGAACCCGTCGCCCTCTTCGCGATGGTTCTCACGATGATCAGTCTCTAGGAGATTTATATGCGCCATTAAAACGGCGCATATAAACGCGATAAACGACATCTGACCATGTGGTCAGACGCCGCTTATCGCAGCGGTTTACGGACAGTGATCGCCTTCGGCGTCACTGTCTGGACATTCCGCCTTTGGCGGAACGTCGTAAACCGCCATTGTGTGCTGTGGTTAAATATCGTAGATCACCATCTGAACGTTATTTGGTAGTATAACATCCATAAATTATATTTTTCTGTTATTGTCATTGCTTCGTAGAAAATATATAATCAAGACAGGTCGAGTAGCTCAGTTGGTAATATAGAAAAGTTCAATAAAGGGTATATAATACCTTAAAAAACGGCGATTTTTGAATATTTGTCACCTGCGGTGATACTACGGTGATACTTTAAATTATCGTTTAACTAACTAAAAAACATGAAAAAAGAAGGACTCAGGCGCAGCCCTACGCTGTACAAACATCGCGGCAAATGGTATGCGCGCTTTTGGGATTCGGAAATTAAAAAATACAGCATTTCGCGATGTCTTGGAATACCAGTCGAGGGGAAAAAAGAGCGACGCGATGAAGCGATAAAAGCCGCTGATAAAATCGAGGCGGAATTAACCACGGTCAATAACCCTCCACAGGATATGGCGCCGACAGATATTAGTGATAAAATGCTACTTGATTACGTATGTAATTTCTGGAACTCTGACAGCCTATATGTAAAAGAAAAATCATTGCTTGAAAAAAAACCGTTATCTGCGCATTATTTGTTAACTAACCGTCAAATGGTAAAATGCAAAATGGAACCTTTCGTAGGGTTCAAAGATTTAAAACTTAAAGACTTGACTAAGCCTGTTATACGTCAATGGAAGGTATGGCTGGCAGAACAGGGATATTCCGGGCGTGTTATAAACGGCGCCATGCTCGCTCTCAGAGTTCCCATAAGAAGGGCATACGAGGATAACGATATATTAAATTATCCTTTCATGGGGATTAAAACGGCAGTACACAAAGAAAAAAAGCGCGGAATACTTAAGCCTGCGGAAATTAAGCGCTTATCGGAAATGCCTATAAGCGACGTACGCGCAAGGCTTGCGATTTACCTGCCTTTATACTGCTCTATGCGAATGGGAGAAGTCCGGGGCTTATTATGGGGTGATGTTCAAGATGGCATTATCCACATACAGCACAACTGGCAGGAAGTCGAAAAAATGAAAACGTGTAAATGCGGTTCTGACGGTTATGTGCCTATGTTGCGAATCGTGGCTGAACTGTTAAACGAGCTGTATAAAATAGCGCCGCTTAACGGTCCCGGCGATTTTGTCATGTCCATAAAACCTAATAAACCGATATGCAGGGAATATCTTTGGAACGCACTAAGGTCCGAACTTTCCAAAATAGGGATAGACGAAGAGCAGAGAAAACAGCGAAATATCGTATATCACTCCATGCGCCATAATTTCGTCACAGCCTGCCGGGTTGCCGGGTTATCGGATTTCGAGACCATGATGCTGTCCAGGCACAGGGATGTAAAGCAATTACAGAGATACAGTGACCATTCGGAGTTTATTGACATCAAGGCACTTGGCGCAAGGCTGGAAAAATATGTGCAAGCATAACCGGCTTGACGTTTAGCAGATTGGTGTTATTATAAATATAGCGGTTTATGACCGCTTCGTGAGTTTTTGTTTATGGTCCGTTTTTCTCCTTTAGGAATTTAAAAACTTAAAGGAGGCTTTAATTGACCGTAATAGACATTATAAAGTCTCATAAAAAAGAATATCCCGAGATATGTAAAAATCCGCCTACTGAAATTGAAACAGAAATGCTTTTTGAACTTGCCGGCAAGTACGAACAGGACGCAGGAACAACTAGGGAAGAAGCTGAGAGAAAAGCTATATCTGAAATCCTTAAAAAAAGAAAACCGCCAAAGTTTGTAAAAATAGGCGGAGCTCAAATAAAGCCGATTCGGTGGATTGTTAAAAATCTAATCGAGGCGGGATCCCTGTGTATGATATTTGGAGACTCAGGCACTTATAAGTCGTTTCTATCCGTGGCGCTTGCCTCATGCGTTGCAACCGGGAAGGATTTTTATGGCATGCCTATCCGCTATAAAGGCGCAGTTTATTATATTGCCGCCGAGGGGCAAACCGGCATAATCCGACGTTTCCGCGCATGGGGGCAGGAGAATTGCCGAATTGACCAAGCGCCGCTGTACAGATATACCGGCAATGTGAACATTTCTATGGCAGCCGACATACTCGAAAACGACTTAAAAGCGGCAATAGAAGTTGAGCCCGCTCCGCCTACACTTGCAATAATCGACACGTGGAGCAGAGCTCTTGGCAGTGACGACTCAGATACTACTGCGGCGGCTGAAGGTTTAAGTAAGATTGACGCCATCAGGAACAAGTACTCTGATATGGCATTTGTGATTGTACATCATACAGGACACTCAAATAAAGACAGGGCCCGCGGCGCGTCACTTTTACATGCCGCCGTAGACCTCGAATATAAATTAGAACTGGACAAAAATAAATATATTGTCGTATCGAACACCAAAAATAAAGATTCTGAGCCTATTGCGCCGATTGCATTTAAGCCCCGTACCATAGAATTACTCCATGACGATGGAAAGCGGATTTTAAACGAGGACGGCGAAATTGAGGTATCGGCGGTATTGGATAAGGTGGATTATGAAGCGCCTATTGAGGGTATTGGAAAAAACCAAGAATGGGTTATAAATACGCTCAGACGACAGGAGGGCAAGTGCCTGCCTTATGAAGATTTGTTATATGCGTGGAAATGCGAGTTTGATAATAAAAAACAAAAAGGACATTTAGACCAAGCTCTTAACGGACTTGGAGCAGGCGGTTTTATTTATCGTGAGAATAATATCATTTATTTTACTTGACCTTAATTTAATTTAACTTTTTAACTTTCTTAACTTTTTGAACATAAAGTTATCGTTTTTGTTAATTGGACAGGACTAATTTAACTTAACTTTTTAACTTTACAGCTATAGGCTGTAAAGTTAAAGTTAAAAGTTAAGTTAGTCCGAGTATATTAAATACACGTTTACACGCAAGAGCGATAAAATATAATGTATGAATGCTTAATTTAATGTGCTTTCAATGTGCTTAAGGTACTGTGGAGTCGCGGAAAAAATACAAAGACCAAGGTTCAGGATCGCACACTGCCGAAACTGCGGAAAATTCAGATTTTTAACAAAAATTTGTTAACTTTACTATAGCAAAAATTTGTTGAATGATTATTTAATGCAAAAAACTATATCAGAAATAGCCAATTTAAAAGGTGTTAATAGAGCGGCTGTCAGTAAGTTTATATCAAAATATAATATTGAGTCGGCAGGGACAAAGGGTAAACGGAAAACATACGACTGCAATACAGAACCTCTTAAAAGTTATCTCGGAGCCATTAAAAACAAGCCCCTAGACGCGCCAGAAAGCCCCGTAAACGCAGATTATAAAGATTTTGGTAAAAAACCTCATTATGGTATTTCAAAACCTCTTAATGACCTGATATCAGGTCAATTAGAGCCCGGGCAGAAGCCGGCAACCTTTTTTTATGCTGAGGCTCTTAATATCGCAAAAGATAATAAAGATGCGACTCTTTTTTTTAAACTTGGACAACTGGCAGCCAAAGAAGATGCTGACGAGGCTTTCCGTACACAGGCACTTAAGGCAGAGCAGGCTAAAGAGCAGATACTCCAAGAGAAAGCAAGCCACTTAGCCATTATAAATAATATTAAGCGCGGATTTTATATTGACAAAGATACGGTAAAAACGCTTTTTGGGCGTGTTTATGCCGTGCATACGTCGGTTTTACAATCGTATTCGCTTAAACTTTCGGATATCATAGACGCACTGCCGCCGGGTGAAGGCAGGCGTGGTAAAATAAAGGAGCTTATAGACGACGAGACGTTTAGCGCACTTGAGAACATAAAGAGACTACTTATTGATTTTGTGGAGGAGGGTTAAACAATATTAAATATTATTCTTTATTTACCCTATTCCGCTTGTCGGGTGTTAAGTAATTTGCCGTTAATTAATGTTCTCGGGGACTTGACTGTAAAGCAGAAATACGGCAAAATGAGTCTGGAATTGCGAATTAATAAGTTTGTGTTGCAAATCGGAAAGACGAATGGTCGATGGGGTTGTTGCAAATCGGAGGTTTCCGATAGGTTAACAAGACCTCCCGAAAGGGTTGTGTCAAAAAATGACGCTGTTAGCGTGGAGGGCGGAAACTACGGTTAACCGCCTTTTTTATTTTGCTTTTTTAATCTACCCTCATGAGTTTTTGAGTTTAACTCATTGCACCTTAAAACAGCACTATCAAAAATAGAGATTTTTAAGTTTTGATTATACGGTTTTTATATTTCTTTTTTCGTTGGTCTGCCGCGTCCTATTACAACTTTTTTAAGACGGTCAATATCTGCTTTTTTCCAGTTGTATACTTTATGCTGCCCGCTACCAAAATATTCTATACCTAGCTGAGGCGCGTATTTTCGGACGGTAGATTCTGCGTACCCTGTAAGGCTCGCGACTTCTTTCATTGTCATAATATAAATATATCGCTAACGGTTTATTTTGTCAAGCGTTCTGGGATTATACCCTACTCAATCTCCAAATAAATAAACTGCCATTTATCGTCGGCGATCTGTTACATTGTTTGTTAATATCTGTCAACAAAATATCGCTAGAGTTATATTTAACTTAACAGGCGTGTAGTCGAATTAGCAAAAAATCGTAAAAAAATTAAAAATATTTTTTAAAAACGCTTGACAAAATATAACGCTAGTGATATATTTAAAATATAAACGATACAAGAGTATATCAAATGGAGGTTGAGCATGAGCGGATTAGTAATTAAAGAATATGGTGGCTACGGTCAAGAGTATCTCTTGAAGGCAGGTAACAAAATAATAAAGTTTTGTGACACCTTGAAAGAAGCTGAGGAATGCAAAGCGATAATCGACGCTTGTTATCAGACTGAGCCTGCGAATGAATTAGATGAATGTAAAAACATAATAAAAAACAAATACCGCGATAGTGGATATAAAGCAGGCTTATCTTTAGCACCAGCCATCGCCGCTGTTTGCGCTGAATTTGGCGAAAAATATAGCAGCGTTTTAATGGCTTATGCGGACATGCTCCAAAAAGAATACGAATTATTTGGCAAGGTATAGGAGGCTTAAAATGCAAGATGTAATAAGCGCTTATCTGGAACTTAGGACAACAGTTGTAAACAGAGTCGGCAAAGAAGTAGAAGCTGGCAGGCTGGCAGCCGCCGCCGCCTCCGATGTAGCGACGGTATTATTAAGTGAGATTGTACAGGACACAATTAAAGGAGGTAAAAAATGAGAATCAATTACTATACACCGCCTGAAAATGCGGCGCAAATTCAAGGTTGTCCTATCGAGGAAGAAGGCGGTCACAAGATATCTACAGTAAAAGCCTATATCAAAAAATATGGAGGCTCAGGATACTCGTTACATTGTGATAGAGACGGCGGCGTACAGGAGGTGTCCGAAATTGTAATCGGTAACAACGCCATAAAAATGAGTCACTGTACAAGTTATGGATACAATGCATAGAGGTAAACCAGTGTTACTGGATTAGATAAAATTTTATAAGAGAGGCGAAAAATGAAAGAATTAATAATCTACGAGCAAGGTAAAAAACTTACTTTTTGTGATGGACTTAGACCGTGTGTAGATACAGGCGGCGGCAAGAGTCTTGAGGCTAGAGTTTCCGATATAACGCAATTAAATTACGGCGTTGTGTCGGTCATGCTCGACAACGGCACCGAGATAATTTACAGCGGTATGCCTTACAGGCTGTTTACAAAAAAATCGTCCTGATGAGGCTGGACGGCAACCAGCCGAAACCGCCATTAGGCGGTCGGCGATAGCCAAAAATATAAATTTATATAAAAGAGGTAAATTATCATGAGCAAAGTGCAAAAAAGCGCAATTGCAAAATGCGAGGCTTGTAAAAAATTTAACGGTCTAAAAAAAGATGGTGTACCAAAAGCCTGCAAATTAAAACGGATTTGTGGTTGTATCCAATGTACTAATTATGCCGCCGCGCAAGGATATCGATAATCATCGCTTGACTATAGCGGCGTCGTAATCAAAGCTGAGCATTAAACGGAGGGTCTATGTTACAAGCTTTACATTTGTTTGGATTTTTACCAAATATGCTTGAGTGGTCGGGGAATCCATGTCATCAGGGCTGCGATTATTGTTATGCCAAAATGTGGAAACGCGAGAACGAACCAATTGAGAAATTTATCAATTTTGTTTTAAAACAGGAAAATAAAAAAGAAGGTCTCCTGCCGTTTTTAGTACGTAAAAGATCGCCTATTACAATATCAAACCGTACTGATATTATGTGCGCACCAGACTGGCGCGAAAGACTTGAAGCAGTAAAAAAATTAGGCTTCCCGGTTTATCTGGAAACAAAATTAAATAAAGACTACAAAGACCTTGCGCAAATACTGGACACAGATAAAGATACTGTATATCAGACCATAACAGGTTGTAATAATCAGTATGAGGACAAAAACCTGTTGACCGCTGAGGAAAAAATACAAGCGGCGAAATGGCTAAACAAACAAGGTATACACCATATTTTAGCCGTCAATCCGTTTATGCCTGATAAATGTAATACCGATGACGTCAAAAAAATGATTGACGAAATAAAACCTCATGGCGTTGTCATGCGCGATTATCACAAACCGTCTAGCGGTCTTGCAAAAAAATATTATCAAGCGGAATATCCAAAAGACGTCTGTAAACAGGCTCGCGATGATATCCGCGATTATTGCCGTGTAAAAAAAATCGACCATGATATTGACCTGTTTGGTCAGGATACACCTTTTTATGCTGATAATAATTTACGCGCCTCAGATAATGCTCGCAGTTTTGGCGGCAATCACTTCGTAAAACAGGAATTTGCTATATATGTCCAAAAAATAATTGACGCACAGGGGCTAGACTGGGTAGAAATATCGTTTGACGGCGCTCTGAAGTTTTTCCAGAGACAAATTGACTTCTTTAAAGACTGCATAATAAAACCGGGTGATTATAATATCCATACTGGCTCGAGTTATAAAAAGCAGGAAGGAAATATCGGAATAATCGAGTTTTTCCGTGAACACTGGAACGGCAATTGGTTTAAAGACTGCTTTGATAAAACAAAAAAGCTTGACCATAGCAACAGCGTAATTTACTTTAGGGGAAAATGCGGATTTGACAAATTCGCGAAGGAGTAATTATGAAGAAGCTGACAAAAAAGAACGTGATCCAGATGTCTCATACTGCGTCTGTCGGTATGCAAAGCACCATCAGGAACGCGCGCAACGGAACCGGGGGATTTATTTAATTGTTAATCTCCCTTGGCGAGCTTAAACCTTCCCCCTGGAATCCAAAAAAACCGTTTACAAAAAAACAACTTGAAGCTGTAAAAGCGTGTATTGCAGAGTTTGATTTTAAAAGGTCTTTATGCGTATGCAAGGATTTTCAATCGGGGGAAGGTTTTTTTGTACTTGATGGAAACGACGCCATCATTATTTTAAAAGAGTTAGGTAAAAAGAAAGTCGACTGTCACATAGTTGAAAAGGTAGTTGACGAAAAGACATTACAACAGTTTATGGCAGGTTATTCGATAAATAAACAGCCGCTTTACAGCGAGTTTGCGCTTTCTCTGGGAAAGATGGATTTTTCAAAATTTACAGGGTTAGATTACAGTAAGTTTTCATTTGATGTAAAAATTGATAATGTAAAAATGCCGGATTTAAAAATTAGCAGCGCCCCGACATCTTGTAATTCGGGCAAGATTGATAAAAAAACGCTAGCTATCAAGCCTAATAACGCTCCAAGAGACGAAAGACAGACGCAATACTTTTTAACACTGCCCCCTGACAGTGTGGATAAATTAAAAAAATTCGTTAAAACCAAAGCTTTTAATCATAATAAAACTGACGCTATAGCAGAAAAAATTGACGCTATGAATAGCACTCAATTCTTAGAAAATATTTTGCAAATTATTTTATAACATCTGGAGATGAAAGACCCTGAGTAAATTATCCGCCGACGATAAAGAATTCCTCTTGGGTATCCTTAAAAACGCACCAACTAAACGACCCATAGAAGATATCGCTCTATGGATTGAAGGGCGCCGCATTCTGCCTACTTCTACACCAATTCCGGGACCTTGGCGAAACTCTGTAACGCCGTATGGCATAGAAATAATGAACTCGATGTCACCAAACAGCGGTATAGAAATAGTTACAGTTAGAAAATGCCGTAAGGTAGGACTTACAACGATAATTGAAAATGTTGTGGCTTATTATATGCTTGAATGCCCGTCGGAAATACTTTACACAACAGCAAGTGAAACCCTTGCAAAAGACTGGGGCGATAATAAAATTATGACTGTTGTTGATACCTTAAACGGTCGCGATAAAATAACAGCCAGTATAACAAATGCAAAAAGCCGCCGCAATCCCGATAAAACGCTTAGAAAAGAATATATCGGCGGCAAATTGGATATAATGTCCAGCAGTTCCAAGGAAGCGCGCCGGGCTCTTGATAAGCGCGTACTGTTCATAGACGAAGTTGACGGCGTGGAAGCGGTGACAACTACGGGAGAAGGTAAGTGGACAGAGATTTTAATTGGACACACTATTTCATGGGGGAAAAAAAGAAAAATCATTCTTTTTGGATCTCCTACACTAGCAGAGACGAGTCTTACAGATGAATACTACCTGGAAGGCGACTGTCGCGTATTTACTGTGCCATGCCCTTACTGCGGGAAACGTATTGAGTTAAAACTTGATCTTGAAACCAGCGCGGCATACGGCTTGAAAGCCGAAACTATCGCGGGTGAAATAGTTGGCGCTTATTACTTATGTGAATACTGTTATGAGCCTATCAGAAACGAACATAAACTGGTGATGTACAGCGAAAATCCGCGCTGCTTAAAACATCCTGAAAAGGAAATCGATAAATACAGATGGCAACCCACAAAAAAACCGACTGACATAGCATTTCGCAGTTACGGGTTAAACGCTTTGTATTCGCCGATTGGAATGCTCTCATTTACGGACCTAGCAAAACTCCGCGCTAAAGCGGAAGCGGGCGATCACGTGGATATGCGTTCTTATACAAATATTTACAAAGGAATGTCATATAAAGACGTAGGCATACGTCCCGCATTGAATAAAACACTTGAACACCGCGGTGTATATTCCCGCGGTACCGTCCCGCCCGGCGTATTGTTTCTCACTATGGCATGTGACGTGCAACGTGGTGTTAAAAATGACCCTAATAATCCACCTAGAATTGAAGCAGAAATTATGGGTACAGGTTTTGGTTATAAAACATGGAGCATTGATTACAAGGTATTTCCTGAGGCGCATGACGCTGATGGTAATAATTTAAAAGACGCTTACAGCGGCGCATGGGAGGACCTGTTTCAATGGCTTGCGGTAAGTAGCGGTATATTTTACAACAAAGACAGATTGCCATTCCAAATAAAAATGATAGGGATTGATACAGGTGACGCAGAAGGCGGGCGAGCTGAAGCTGTTTATAGATTTTGCGAAAGACTGTCACCATTTGCTTATCCGGTAAAAGGATTTGCGCAATTAACAGCGCGGCGTGACGAAAAAGCTGATATTCCGGGCGCCGCGAGTTTTAAAAAATATAGAGTTGCTAAAATAGGTACTGCCGGCGAAAACGTTATTGAAATATCAACAGTTTATTACAAAGATGTTTTATTCGGCAGGTTGAATATAAGAGCAACTGAGGATAACTCTCACCCGAATGGATATTGCGACTTCCCGGCAGATTATCCAGACGAATATTTTAGACAGATTACTAACGCAGAAAAAATAACAGGCGGCGGATATCGTGATATAAAACCAAACGAAGCTCTAGACTGCCGGGTTTACAATCTATGTTTATCAGACGCATGGCTAGAAAGTGAGGTCAGGCGCATGAGAGATGAAGCTCTTCGCAGCGGGTATGATACCACATGGGTACAGATGACCATAAACAGCCGCACGGTTCTTGAAAACCTTCAGGCGCGCTTATAAAAAAATAAACAATCGCTTGACTATAGCAAGCACGGGGATCATGGTGAGATTATGACAAGAGCCGAAAAAATAGAAAGACTGGAAAAAAGAATAGAGTACATAAATGACGCCCTTGACAGTGCCGTAGATAATGCTGGTCTTGTTAGTTATACATATACAGATGCAGATGGTACACAGTCTACAACAAGGCGTAACCCTAAAGAATTAGCAGAATTGCTTGATATTACGGAAAAACAAATTGAAAGGCTTAAACGGCAACCCGGTGGAATAATGACCCACGGCACCAACAGATATGCTTGACTATAGCAGACAAGCAACTAAGAATACATTAACTTTCTGGGAGATTTCAAGCGCATGGGATTTTTTGCGAATATTAAAAAAATAGCTTCCGCAATAAAAAAAGGCGAAGAATTTGAAATACGCATGCCGTGGGAACCAAAAGCCATGACAACAACAGGCAGAGCAGGCGGTTCAAGATTTTATGGGCAGAAATATCCCGGAGGTTTACCATCTCCCGGGACATCTATCGTGCATGATCATGCAGAAACGAGAAATCAAGTCAGGTTATTATCTCATAATTCTCTACAAATGCGGGCAATGATAGAGCGTAACGTTGACTCAGTTATTGCGCAAGGGTTGAATCTTTCGCCTGAACCCAAATATAAAATTCTTGGACAAGACCCGGAAAAAATAAAAAACTGGATAACCGATACTAAAACTCGCTTTGAATTATGGGCAATGTCCCAAAGATCAAACCGCTCAGGTCGTTATAATTTTTTCCAAGCTCAACGTTTAATGGAAAAATGCTTAGACCGTGACGGCGAGTTGTTTGTCTTACTCTCATATCATAATGACAGCTCGTTGCTATCGCCGCTTAGATTTGAAATATTAGACCCAGATCAGATTCGTGAAAATGCGTTTACATGGACGCGCTCAGGTGCGTCCGTAGGGACATCTACAAAAGAAGGTATCATCAGGAATGACGATGGCGAAGAAATTGCTTATAAAGTATGGACTAAAGACGGTAATAGCATCCCAAAAATGACAGAAATACCGCGTATTGGACGTAGCGGTAGAATTATGATGTTACACGCCATGACAAGCGTTGATTATGCCGGGCAACTTCGCGGAATGTCTCCTTATTCGGTATGCGCCCAAGACCTAGAACTTTTGACTAATTATACGCTTGCGCTTGCAAATAAGGCTAATAATCAGGCGAATATAGCATTCACGGTTGAAAGCGAAACCAATGAGCCGGCGATTAATCCATTTAGACCGCCTTCACTTGGAATATCGGACTGGCCCGGGGCAAAAGATACCAAAGCATCGGATACCAAAGCATCAAATGAATATGGGAGCGAACCAAAACCTTCACCGGACGCAAAAAACGTGACAGAAGAATCTTTACAGCCTGTTTATACGCCCGTTCAACATTATGACATTAACATTCCGGGAGGCGTAGGCGTTTACTCTCTTCCAGGTAAACAAAAATTAAAACCGTTTTCTAGCACGTCCCCGACGGACTCTTTTAATACTTATGTAGACGGCGCGTTTGCGTACATTGCGGCGGCAAGAGGTCAGACTGTTGAAACTGTGCTTATGCGTTTCAACAACAATTACAGCGCAAGCCGCGCGACATTAATTTTAGCATGGAGAATTATAGAACAGCGCAGATGGGAGCTCGACTATTATATTCTTGACCCGATATACGAAATGTGGTTATCAGAAGAAATTGCGGCAGGTCGTAAAAACTGTCCGGGCTGGCTTGACCCGATTTTAAAAGGCGCATGGAAAGGGCATAGGTTTAACGGATTATCTATGCCGAATATTGACCCGCTTAAAACAATGAACGCCGCGAAAGGTTATGCAAGCTTGGGCGCGACAACACTTGACGATATAGCTATTGAACATAATGACAGTGACGCTGAAAGTAATCGCATTAAATTAAAACAAGAACTTGCGGAATTGCGTGAAATAGGCGCCATGCCTTGGGAAAATAAGGTAAACACTGGTAGTCAAAACAGTGACAAGAAGGAAAACGACGATGAATAAAATAAATATTTTTATAAACAATCGCTTGACTATAGCAAGCACGGGGATCATGGTGGATGTGTAATGAAAGAAATATTTTATTTAGCAGACAGTAATTGGCTCGAAAGGTACCTAAAAGAGAGAGCTTCAACCACCCTTGCCGATATGGGAGAGATACAGGCATTATGGCGTGATAATCCAATTGCATCTCCGGGAAGCGATGAAGCTGTAAATAAAATATATTCTCTTGATGGAAATACAGCGCATATAAAAATTGAAGGCGCGCTATCGCCGGAAGGTCCTGATGCTTGGGATTTATTTTGGGGGTATAAGGGAGCATCTTTTAAGACAATTACGGCGGCAATGGAGCGTGCAAAAAAAGATTTTGCGGTCGAAAAAGTTATATTCGATATTGATAGCCCCGGCGGTACACTTGCAGGTACAGACGAAACGTGGCAAGCGCATAAAGCGCTCGCTAAAGTAAAGCCGACAGAGGTGCATACAGGTAATCTTGCATCGGCGGCTTATTATATAGCGACGCCCGCAAAAAAAATATTTGCACGTTCACCCACTTCGCAGGTAGGTAGTATCGGTGTGTTGGTTGCAACATATGACTGGTCAAAATGGGAAGAAAACGTTGGCATTAAAGAAGTCGTTATTACATCCAGTAACGCGCCTGACAAATATCCCGACATATCCACGAAACAGGGCAAAGAAACAATTAGAGTACGTCTTAACGCGATGGAACGTGTTTTTTATTCACGCATAACAGAAAGCCGTGGTAAAAGCACGGAGCATATTGCCGAACATTTTGGGCGCGGCGGTATGTTGATAGCCAAAGACCCGTCAATGGAACACGAAGATGCTACTCGTGCAGGTTTAATTGACGGACTGTATAGCGATATAGAAATTATTGAAAACCCAGACAACATAACAATTAAATCCGCGTCTGCGGAAATAAATAATTCTGCCACGGCAGAAAATAAACAGGAGGCAAATATGGATTTGTCTGAATTATTAAAAGCTAACCCTGCCGCCGCCGCTGAAATTGACAGACTGAAAGCTGAAGCAAAAGAAGCGGGAAAGCAGGAAGCAAAAGCGGAATATGCCGCAATGGTTGGTAAGGCGATACCGTATATCGAATCGACCTCATACCCGAACAGCGTAAAGAAAATCGCTTGCAGTGTATTGAGGGGTGAATCCAGTGCGGACACTCTTATCGGCGCGGTAGCCGCTTATGACGGAATGAAGGAAGCTCAGTCGTCCACTACTGCAATATCTGAAACCTCGGAGTTAGGTGCGGCAATAGCAGAGCAGCCCGAACTCAAGATGTCCGATGCTGATAAAGCATGGGAAGCAAGTATTGCGGAAGCGAAAGCGCGACGCGATAAAGCTGACAAGGAGGTTATTTGACATGACTACAATTGGAACAATGACACCCGATAATCTGTTCGCAGACAACGGTGCCGAAAGAAGCGTAACAAGGTTAATCCCTGCTGGAACTGCCGTAAAGAGAGGTGACATTCTGTCAATGAGCAATGTACCCATTGCGGCGAGTGGTCAACCTTTTGGCATTGCACTCGATAACATCGGTGCAAACGACACAATCCGCGTATGCACAGTTGCGATTCAGGGCGGATTTAACGCAAATGCGCTATTTACTGGTGATACAAAAGCGCCAATGGAATGGTTCGACGAACTTCGCGATATCGGAATTATATTGAGGCAGCCTGCGCCTTAAAGCGGGAAAGGAGAATATATGGCAGAAAATACAATTAATATTTATTCGACACGGGCAATGATGGATTTTATAAAATTCGAGCCCGGTGTTGCGCGGTTTTTTCGCGAAACCGCATTCAGGAGAGCAGAGACTTACAACACAAACATTTTTGATATTGATGTTATAAGTCAGGGTAGACCCATTGCCGTTTCCGTAAAGAGGCGCGAAGACGGAAATCTTGTTGAAGATAAAAGTTTTGAAACAAAAAGCGTTGAACCCGGTTATTTGAACGAGTTTAAGGCCATTGAAATTGACAAGTTCAAAAACAGGAAGCCGCAAGAAACACCTTACAACTACACAGGTCCGGGTGTACAAGCACAGCAAGCGGAAGCGGAATCATTCACAGAGCTTACAAGCAGATTTAACAGGTCTGAAGAGCTTTTTTGCATTGAAGCAATGACAAACGGCACCTTTACGGGGAAGAATAAAGAAGGTGTCGCAATTTATCAAATTGATTTCAAACTGCGCGCCGACCATAAACCTGTTTTATCAGGTGCAAATCTCTGGGATGATCCGGGCATGAGCAAAAATAAGTTGTTGGAAATGATTCGCGGCTGGATAACTCATCATCTTATTAAACATGGCGGGAAGATGCCAACTCACATGGCGCTTGGCGGAAACGCTTTTAATGCGTTCTTAAAACATGTTGACCCGGATGATAAAACATCAGGGCATAATGCGTTTACTGTAGTGCGCGGCGTGGTTACTCCCCGTATGCAGGAGATGGGGGTTTTCTTCCTTGGTACATTCCCTGAACTTGGAAATATTCAGGTTGTTGGTTATAACGAATGGTACGATGATCCTTGGACCAAAGAAACCAAGCCCGTATTCCCATCAAACAAAGCGGTTTTATTCTCAAAAAATGCAAGGTATGTCAGGCTGTACGGAAGAATAAATCATCTTGAAGCCCCTGATTTTGCCGAGAGGTTCCCATATATTTGGAGTACACCCAACGGCAAACAGAGGCACGCCCAGCTTGAAAGTGCGCCGTTAATGGCTCCGCTTGAAATTGACACAGTGTTCAGTGCAACAGTAACGGCAGCGTAAGGAAGGTTTATGAAAATAATAGCAACAAACCATTCTATCGCGGTGGGCGTTTACGAAGGTGAAGGTAACATTAAAAAGTTTGTATCAAAAACATACCTTCCGGGAGAATCGTTTGAAGTTGATGACAAGGAAGCTGACAGGCTTATAAAACTTGGCGTGGCTAAAAAACATGACCCGAAAACCGATACGGAAACTGTAAAAAATCCAACAGGCGGTAATAAGTAATGGTAAATATTCCCGCGTTATCCGAAATGGATTTAAGCGACACCTTAGAAGGTGAGTTTGGTATGCTTATATCTCTAAGGGACCCCGAAGGCAATATCATTGACACAACAGTTAATGATAAACCGCTTAAAGGGTATATGCGCCGAGCCTATACGGATACGCGGGAACGCCGTGGCGGAAATAACAATGATGTTACTGTAATAAATGCGCCGTGCATAAAATTAAGAATGTCGTCCTTATCCAGAATACCGACAACAGGTGAAACATGGCAGGTAGGCATACCTGAAAGCCCGATAGCCGGAGCAGATATTGAGTGGTATGACTTAGACCCTAAAAAACCAGTTGAAACCAACAAGGGGAAAGGGACCGTTAAATTATTCTTGGTAAAAATGCAAGGAAGCGTAAAATGAGAAGGTTAACATCGGAATTAAAAGGGGAATTCCCTGATTTCGCTGTAATGCTTAACGCCTTCCCGGAATTGAACGCAAGGATTTTAGGATATGTTGGCAAACAGGCGGCTTTACAACTTTATGAAGAACATTTGCAAGGTCAAGATTTAGAATTGCATAATGTTACGCGCTCATCATCTGGGCTGCCAAGAAGCAAATCAGGAAGGCGGCTTATAACTTATTCAATCGGTAGGGGATTGAAATGGGTTGGAATTTCCAGCTTTCCGTTGAACCTGTACGATAAAAGAAGGCAGATAAGAAGCGGAGATGCCGAAAGACGCGGAATACTTACACGCAAGCTGGCATCAGGCTTATCAGGCAGAATTAGTAATTATATCGCCGAAGCTGACAAGCTCATTGTCGATGACTGGTTTAACAGTAAAGCAAAGGGAGGGATTAGGCATATATGAGACTAGTAAAGCAAACAATGGAAAAAATCAAAGATGATATCGCAGGTGTCTTACCAGAGCTTTTAAAAAAATATGGCGCTAAACAGTTTGATGGTTATTTAATTGGTTTCCCGACAGATCCAGAAAAAACGCTTATTGGTTTATGGGTTGGGGAATACGGTAATGACGTAAGTATAAAACTTATTTTTACTATACATGCGCAACTGCCGGGGGTAACAGAAATTGAGGCGTATAATTACATTGACGCGATAAACGAATATTTAGAAGATTTTAATCCGCAAATAGCCGGCTATACCGATGGTAGTTATGCGCTAATAGTAAAAGACGGTGACCGTAAATCATCTATTGAACTACTTTATAGCGTAACTCTTGTATGTCCAAAAGACGACTGCGATTAAGGAGGTGTTTATGGTGCGTAAATTGAAACGGGTAATTGATAACGGGAAGGCGTTGTGGAAAATAACTGACGGACCCGAAACTGTAAAAGTTAATTGTTTACCGTGTAAAAAAATGCAACAAGCGCAGAAAATAGCAGAGAAAGTGACCGCCGATATAGAGGCGTATAAAAACAACATTAAAGGAGATCGATTATGAAAAAATCTGGAATGTCGAGAAGAGCTTTTCTTGCAATAGACCCACAAATAATAGAAGGAGGGGGTACGCCTATTACTACAAAGCCAAAAACATGGTACGTAATTATGAAAAAAGCAGAAAACAGCGCTCTGCCTGAAGACGTGCCGTTAAACATACCCTTCAGAACTCCCTCGGAAGGTACTCAGTACACATTAGTAAGCGGTGACCAGTTACTTGAGCTTGCTTTTGAAAAATTTTGTAAAACAAACGCAAACTTCGAGCTTGGGCAGGGTTCTATTGATACCGGCGATGATTGTGATCCCGCGGCGAAGATACGTGATGGAATTACAACCATTTCGGGAAATCTTGAAGGCTTCCTTGTTTTTGATGACGCAACAGAACAATTGATTGACGTATCACAGAATATACTCAATCTCTTTATGCCATACCTAGAAGACAGCGGAAACGGGGTATATTCTTATAATCCGTCGATAGACCCGCGTATTTATATGGGGCTCTGTCTCAACGAAGATGCGAAAACTTCCAACATTGAGAATTGGCTTGTGACACCAATTACAATACCAAGCGTAAGTCTTCCAGGCGGAAATACGGACGCGCAATCGATGTCCATGTCATGGGAAAAAGGCGAAGGCTTGGCAGTTTCTTATAACGTGCCAAGAGCAGCGTAAAATATTATATCCCGAAAGGTTTACTGCGCTGAGTAGGGTATATTTAAAATTATATTGAGGTATATATGGCAACATTGATGAGTTTAAAACCCAAAAGTAAAGATTTTATTTTTACTTCTTATGGTAACGATAAGGAAGAAAAACCCGCTAAAATCATCTTTTCAAGATTTCCGGCACCTAGCGAAACCTTTACCCAAGTTGACAAAAAAAATATTTTCGAGGGTATAGATTTAGAAAATGTCAAAAAACGCGAGCTGCAGTCGGAAATTGCCAATAAAATAGTTGAAAGTTATATGCAAAACTTTTATGCAGGCTTGACTGATTTAAAACTATTTTTCAGGGAATGCGTTGATCATGTCGAAGACTTGGTTTACAACGATAACGGCAAAATACTTCACATAACAACGACAAGCGAATTTTGGCAAATATTACCACAGGGCGCGGCTTATGAAATAGCGCAAGAGGCGTTTGATTATGCCCAATCTCGCGAAGAGTTCACAATGGGAAACTTGAACGCCTAGTTATAGCCCTCCGTCTATATAATTTAGGTGTTGTTAAGAATGACGGACTAAAAGACCCTTACCCGATTATTATACCGGGTAGGCGCGAGCCGATTTTAAGTTACAAGGTTGAAGAATACGTCAATGATGTATTTTTTTATTATTATAATTTTTATTTGTCATGCAAACATGCCGGGCTACCTTTTCAAAAAAGCTGGATGGAGTTGCCCGCATGGGTTACGCAACTGATTATCGCATTCGACAAAGAGATTGAAGCTGATAACCGAGCAAAAGAATATAGATTTTTAGCGCAAATACATGGTTATAAAGTGAAATAAAGGTAGGCGAAATAATGGATATAACTTTAAAAATAAAAGCTGATTTTGCCGAAGCTTCATCTCAATTTGAGAATATTGCAAATAACTCAGATTATGCCCGCGAAAAAATTGAAAGATTTACAGAAAAATTTAAAACAGAATCCATAGATAGGTTTATTGACCGCCAAGATATACTTTCTGTTGCAATGAAAGCAACGGGGCGAGATACAGATGTGCTTAATATGCAAATAAACGCATATCAGAGAGAAATAGAGCGCCTCATAAAATCTGGACTGGACCCGCAAGATGAATCAATAAAGAAGTTACAAAATGAATACATTGAGTTGAAACAAAAACAGGAAGATATCAATCAAGCGACGTCTGCCGCCGCTGAAGCGGCAGAGATAGCCACTGAGAAATATAACAGGCTTGCAGATGAAATCGGGAGACTTATAGACGCAGAGGAAGATCATGAAAAAATATTAATAAAACTTAATGAAGAAAAAAAACATTTAAAAGAACAAATACAAGACCTTATAAAATCAGGATTAGACCCTGAAAGCAGTGAAGTTAAGAAGCTTGAGGCTAAATATAAAGAATTAACCCGAGAGATAGAAGCTAACGAAGCCGCTCATAAAGCGCAGGAAACAGCTGTAAAAGCGGCAAAAGGCGCGTTATTGGGAATAGGAGCCGCCATTGCCGCTGCCGCAGGTCTTACAATAAAAGCTGCCGCGAACGTCGAAGATCAAATAGCAAGTTTTGTACCTATGATGGGCGGAAGCGAAGAAGCCGCGAAAAAAATGTTTAAGACAATCCAAAAAGAAGCTGCTACAACACCTTTTGAAATAGAGAGCATAACATCGGCTGTAAGAACAATGATGCCCGCATTCAAAGGCTCGGCAACAGAATCGGTAAAGGCTTTTAGAATGTTAGGTGACACAGCGCAGGGAAATTCGCAAAAATTACAATCAATTACAAGCGCTTATACAAAATCTATAATGAAAAATAAAGTATCTATGCAGGAACTCAATATAATAAACAGTGCCGGAGTGCCAATTTTTAACGAAATGGCAGAATCTATGGGGATCACTGTTGAAAAACTGATGGATATGTCCAGGAATGGAGAATTAACAGGCGAACATTTAACCGGGGCTTTTCAGAAAATGACATCTGAAGGCGGGATATTTTTCAATGGCATGGAAACCGCGAGCGACACCTTTAACATGAGATTATTAGGCATAAAAGAAAATGCAGGGATCTTGGCTGGAGTAATCGGTGAAAAACTGTTACCGATGGCAAAAGATATAGCGGGTGTTGTATTAAAAGTTGTTGAGAGATTTACAGCGTGGGTACAGGAAGGAAACAATTTTAATAAAATGATGGACAACTTGACTTATGCAACCGCAGGAGCAACCGCAGGTCTAATCGCGTTTTTGATTGCAGCCAAAGGTAGTGCAATAATAGAAACTGTTAAAAAAGCAGTTGAAGGTTTAACCTCCGCGATGGCAAAAAATCCAATTGGAGCAATCGCTGTGGTAATTACTGCTGTATTGATACCGGCTTTAATATACTTGGTAAAAAACTGGGATACAGTTGAAACCTATATGCAACAAGGAATAGCCCGGCTTGAATACGCATTTAATTTTTTTACACAATCATTTAAAGGTGGATTTAATACTTCTTTCGACGCTATTAAAATAGGAGCGTCGAAGTGGTTTGAATGGTGGTTTGCAGGTATTACGTTCATGGTGAGAAAGACACTTGAGCTTGTTTCCAAAATTCCCGGCGCTGTAGGTGACGCCGCCGATCGCGCTTTAGCAGGTATCCAAAGTGTACAATTGTCGTTATCAGGTTTAACAGATAAGGCAATAGAATCATCAAGTGACGAAACAAAAATGTTATTAAACTCGCTTGACGCGAGGTTGTCGGCAATAGACGAAACCGCAAGAGCAAGAAGAGCGGAAATAGAAGCTGTTAAAAATGCTTTATCCGAAGAGTTAGACGCAACTGTAGATATGCAATCCCAAAGAGTTCAAATATACGAGGAAGCAAACAAGGCAATTGGAGAGTCAAATGAAGAATTAAAAATACAGGAAAAAAATATCAACGACCAGAGACTTCGCGCCGCAAATCAACTATTTGGCGGGTTAAGCAGTTTATTAGGCGTATGGTCAGAAAAACATGAAGCCGCCGCGTTAGCCGCTAAAGGTATAGCGCATGCCGAAGCCGGTATAAATTCAGCTCTTGCGTTTACAAAGACGTTAAATGATCCTACGCCCATGCCAACAGCCGTAAGAGTAATGCAGGCGGCGGGAGTACTGGCGGCAGGTTTAGCACAACAGATAAAAATACAACAAACACCAATATCAGCAGAAACAGGCGGCAGATTTGTAGTACCTGATTTTTCGACGGGCGTAGACAGCGTTAGTATGAGAGTCAATCCCGGGGAAAAAATAGATGTTACGCCCCGAGGTGAATATAACAGAGATGCCATTCACCAGATAATAAACCTTGACGGACAGGTATTCGTAGATTTTATAAACAGGAGGATCCGTGCCGGGGATATTTACGAAATGTCACCGGCGTGGAATATGTAATGAATATTTTATTCAATGATATTATTCAGTGTTCCGACGCTCCTTGGGAATTAAAATCGCCCGCGTTATCTGATGTTTTAAGTACAAACGGAGAAATCGAAATTAAACTCGACAAACCTCGAAAACTAAACGCTGTAGGGCTTGGAAATTGCGATGGGAACGTGGTAATTAAATTATATACAAAATCCGATTATTTTACAGAAACAATAAACCCTGTCGAGAACGGTTTATATATGCTGCCGCAAATATTAAACGACATAACTTTAATAAAAATAACTGCGGTAAAAATTGGCAGATTTGCCGCAGGTTATGCTTGTAATATACCCACAGCGGTTATGAAAGAGCCTTCTTACAAGTCCACGTCTGAACCAAGAATAACGTTATCAGGACAGGTTATACCCGGCAGAGGCGGATACAATTATAAAACATTACATCTTGATTCAAGATATAAAATAACGCGGGAAATTATGGCGGAAATCGACGCAGGATACAAGTATATAGGCATGGGTTATCCGTTTTTTATTGATTTTGAAGATGAAGCTTACAAGCTTCCGTTTACAAAATTATATGCTACGGAAACAAAACAGCTTAGCATGACTTTTCAATCAGGTGTGCGCAGGTTTTTATATTCTCGTAGTTTCGAGTTTGAAGAGCGTTTTTAATGAGAGGAGTTATTTTATGATAAGGTTTTTAGCCGAAATAGCGGTAAAAACAAAAGTTTTCATACATCCTACTCCCGCAAGTTTTAACAAACAGCATAACATATATTATATAGACATAAACGAACACCCTACAGATACTTATTGGACAAAATGGGGCGGATATTATGATAATTTTTCAGACACTCAGATAGATTTATATTTTGATGGATTTTTAACCAAAGTAACAAGCATGGAGAATTTATTAGTTACACCTAACTCTTTATACCTAAAAAATAGAATGGTATTTATTAACATTTCAAAACATCCGTGGTTATATGCAAATCATTCAGTTTCAACAAGAAAAAATTATCCATATTTATCAGCTCCATTAAACCCGGATAAACCTTCAAATAATTTAATCAGGGGCGTTAATGCTCAGGTAAAACTTGGAATCCCCAGTTTTAGCGTAAAACTGTCAGACAATATTGCCGGGATTACTTTAAACCAGGGCTTTTCTGTAACGCTAATAAATAACGACGGTTTTTTTGATAACGAGCAGGATTTTAATTTATTTAACGCGCCTGTATACATTAAAAAAGCGATAAAAGAGGATCCGCAGTATGATGATTTTGCTACCATAAGGTCCGGGCTTGTGGAAAATACGTCTACTACATTCAGTGATTTTAAGATTGATGTATCGGACAACATTAGGGCGTTTGAAAGACCTGCCTGTAATATTGTAAATCAGGATAATTTTGATATAATTGTTGATGATACCGGCATAGGAAAAAAAATACCGCTTATATTCGGGAAAAAAAGAATCCAATTATTAAAACTGAATGAAACAAAATATTTGACAGCTGAAAATGCGACAGGTGTAGAAAGAGTGTTTAATAAAGACGGTATCTCGATAAACTATACCTTCGATATAAATAATAAAATAATAACAGCCGAAGGCGCCGAAGAGGCTATTATTATAGGAAGTCAAAATAACCGAATCGGGGAAATAATCAGGTATATGATATCTAGGGCTGGTATTGCATATACATCTGATAATATAAATATTGATGAGTTTAATTCCTACGCTTCGACTTCTCCTAAAATCAACTTCGCAGTAACTGATGGTAATATAAGGAGCACGATTGAATCGACATTAAAAAGTGATATGGCGTATTTTATACAGCAGTCAACAGGAAAATTCACAATACGAAAGTTTGGCGCTTTTTATAATCTGCATTTTATCCCGTCGCAATCAATGACCAAAAAACCAGAAAAAATATTTGATAGCGCGTATAAAAATTATTTTTCCTCATGTATCGTCAATTTTAATTTTACGGGCAACGAACAGCATAGCAGCGAGTTATTTGACGAAAGAGAGGGAGAAGCGGAAAGCATATACTGGAGAAAACTGTTAAAAACATTTGATACTGATTTAATCGAAAGGAGCGACGCTAGGAATCTTGCAATTGCGCTGTCAGACAGATTCACAACAATGAGACAAACTTTAAAACTGGCAGCCGGAATTGATACATCCGGGTTTGAGCTATTAGACACTATTATAGTGTTTTTAAATATAAACGGTAGAATGTCAAGTAACGTTGCATTATTTACAATAAAAGAAATGAACTCGGCTCAAGATACGCTAACAGTGGAAGAGTCCATTGCTGATAAAGACGATTGGGCATTTGACGGCGGGGACGGTACGGAGGATTTTGAAATTGAATTAAACGGAATGTATGCAGAAACGAGCGATAATGAATACGACGTAATTGTAGACGGAGGGAACGCATGATAGAAATTAAAGCGCGAATAAGAATAAGGAGGCAATCAGACGCGGCATGGGCTAACACGAACCCAATATTAGCCGAAAGCGAACTGGGACGTGTTACTCAAGGTGAAAATAGAGGAAGGTTTAAAGTCGGTGACGGCGTTAAACGTTGGAATGATTTGGAATATCTTGACGAAGGCTTGGTAAGAAAAATATGGTTAATTGAATATGTTGATGAGTTAAAAAATCTATTACAACAAAATATTGACAATGAAGCAAATGCAAGACAGATGGGTGACTCTAATTTAAGGCAAATAATTGATAATGAATCAAATCAGCGAACGCAATCAGATGACAATTTACGACAGATGATTGACAGTGAAGCAAGTCAGCGAGCGCAAGCGGACGATGCTATTAATAATATTGTCATAAATGAAATATATAGAAGAATGCAAGGCGATATAGAAACTTTAGAAAGCGCAAAAAATTATACCGACGAAGAGGTTGAAAAAGCGCAGTTGGCAACACAGACGTGGCTCGCTGCGGTTAATTTAAAATCGCAATTACCCACAACAGGACTAGCGACAAATATTAATTATCTATGCCGTGTTATAGCTGATACTGTTGCAAATAATGGGGTATGGCAGCGTATTGCCGGTTCAACAGAATGGACATATTTTTCTGACAATCAGGATTGGGTTGATGACGTGGAGTTAGCCGCAGTTATTGCGGCACATAATGCAAATACGTCAGCTCACGCAAATATGCAGACATCAATTACCGCGGACGCAACTACCGCAGATATTGGAACAGCAGCAATTACAGATACAATAAGTAATTTTTTCCAAAGATTCCGACGCGGGTTAAACTGGTTAAATGCACAAAAAATTGATATTGCGAAATTAAACACCCATATTGATGATACTCTGCCACACATGAATATTAATTTAAGTGGACTCTTTGTAACAGTACCAGCGAATGATACTACAGTGGATATTGGTACAGGCGTACTAGGGTCTACACTTGCTCAAGTACTCGGACAACTTAGACGTGGCATAAACTGGGTAAAAAATTTAATTACAACAGGGCTTGATACAAAACAACCTAAGATAATTTTCGGAAATACCACAACCGCCGCAGGTACAGCAACCAAAGCAGTAACAACTTCGGGCGGCGAAGCCATTAATAAAGGCGATATAATAGCGGTGTTTTTTAACGGTGTAGCAAACACAGCCGCCGCGGCTGCAACGGGCGGATTAGCATTACAAGTAAATGGCGGAGCAGTTATACAAGTAAGGTTAGGCGGAGGAGTGCCAACTGCGGCAAGCGGAACAGGCGCAGCTTATATAGCGTCGGGTATGACTGTGCCTTTCTTTTATGACGGTACTTATTTTATGATGTTTGGCAGTAATGATATAACTGACAGTGATACAACTTTTTCGGCAATGACAGAAGCAGAATTAAATAGCGGGACAGCGACTACAGGAAGATTGATAACTCCGGCATTATTAAGCAGTGCATTATCTCAAAATACTACAGGCGGTATAAAAGATTTAGTTTGTGATACGGCGGCGGCAACAGTTGCAAAGACAATTACTAATTCCGCTCTCACTCTTAAAACAGGTGATTTAATATCAGTTAAATTTACATTGGGAAATACCGCCTCTAGTCCAACACTTAGCATTAATGGCGCGGGTGCAATAGCGATAAAATTGGCGGGTGGCGCACCTACAGGGGCAAGCGGGACTGGAGCAGCTTATTGTGTTGCAAATAACAAGATGTTATTCCATTATGACGGTGATTCTTTATGGCTTATGGGCAGTCAGGATATAACAGATGGAGATACCAATACAATTGCATATAATATCTACAATCATCCTACAAGCGCATTATTTATTAAAGCAGGCACAGCCGGAGGAGCGAGTAATTATTATCCTTTTGTAGGAATTTGCGAAGATAATACAATTGACAAAATAACCGCAACATCAAGTTCATCCGCCGCTGGAGTAAGGACATTTACGACAAATAAAATTAATTTGCACGAAAATATTATGTACTTGGATAACTCCACGGGTGCATGGACAGCAGGAGCGAGAAACACAAACGCCTGTTATCTAAGTAATGCAATAGGAACAACTAACTGGAGATATGCAATAGGTCAATTTTATAATAAATCAGGCGCTCTTGTCAGTGTACCATCTGCAATTACCGCAGATAATCGGGATTACATTGGACCTTTATACATAGGCGGTACTAGAGACGGTGATTATTTTACACCTACAGAATATTCGCTTACTTTAAGAGATACAAATAAAGTATATAAATGTATAGGTTATTTTTATGCAAGCGCAACAGCTACAACACTGTCATTACACCTAACACTTAACCAACCTGTTTTTGTCTATGAGTCAAACAAATGGGCAAGATTAGGCACTGGTGGCGGCGGTGGTGGAAACTCAATTGAAGATTTTGTAATCGGCTCACAAGCCAGCTCTACTATAAGATTAAACTTTACAAGTGAGTCAATCACAGAATTGATATTAAACGCGAGTAACGGAGCATGGGCTACTTCTTACAGAATACAAACGGTCGCAAGTACAGGCACAACTAATCTTACAATAACAGAAATATCCCGCGTGGGTAATATTCCATCAACAGTATTTTTTGATTCGTTAGCACCTACCAGTTGTAGAATTGGAAATAACTCGGGGGTATCAATACGAGGAAGGATGACAAGAATATTATGAAAAACCTTTTAAAATTTGCAATTATAATATGTTGTATCCAGACACTGCCATCTTATGTTGTCAACATTGTTACAATCTTAAACAATGCAGGATTATCCGCACGAACAGGCGAGGCAAACAGCGCGGCTCTGCCATTCCAGACTTATCAATATGTATTTTCGGAAACCGACGGTTCGACCGCTAATTTAATTAGCAAAGATAAAAAAAGTATCGTATGTGATAATTTGTGGACTTTTAAAGCAGGTGATATATTTTACGTTGAGATTACAAGCGATAGCGGCAAAGTAGCATGGGATTTTAAAATAACGTCTATCCCGTCAACCACAACCGGTATTAATGGTTTAGATAATATGCCGGAACTGGATGTTAATTTTACAAGGCGTTACAGCACAAACGAAGCAACACAAGCACAAATAAATACATTGGGAAGTTTATCTAATTGGTCACCTAACAGCGGTTTTGTGATAGATGATACTTATCTATTATGGGGGGAAATTGATAATACGTGGACAATGCCCGATACCTATACAGGTAATAAATGGTTCCCAGCTAGCACACCAGCGCCGGGACTTCCAACGATTCCCGCCGGATACGTTACCATGACTCGCCCATCAACTGTATCCGTAGCAGATTGGCAGATAGGGCGCAGGATGAAAAATACAACCAGTGCAATTACTTTAATGTTTGGAGCATTGTATAAGGGTAATAATATCGTTACCAGAGTTGTCAAATTAAACTAAGGAAAAAAAATGAATATAAAAATGAATGAAGATTTTTATATATTTGGAATAACATTGGCGTATTTATGGATAAATTTTTTACAGAAAATATGCCCGATGATATTAAATTTTTTGGAGGGTAAATAAAATGAAAAGATTACTCATTTTATTAACTGCGCTAATGGTCTTAGCGTTCGGTTCCTGCGTGGAAACGCCGGAAGTAGCAAATGGTATCGATTTTGAAGATTGTATGTTGAATGAAGTTGCTAACAATCCCAAAACGATATACCAAAGTCATTCATTTCAGAATGAAGCACTCGCAGAATTCTTTTATAATTATTATAAAAGTGGCGGCGACGCTTTCAATGGATATGAGGAATTCTTTACAATATCCGCGGATAAACTGAATAAAGAAGTATTATTAGGCGGTTTATTAAAAGGCGAGTGGGGTAACACCACTTTTGTTATCGGGGATAAATATGGAGCCTTTATTTTGCGGGGAAATGAATATGTATACCGAAAAGATATAGGTCGTTGTCTATTTGCAGATAACATAGGATTCCATTTCCCCAATTGCGGTATAACCAGAGATTGCGGCACATAAGATAATAAAATGCAAGGCAATAAAATAATGAAATGGAATAATATTTTATGGGAATTACCTCAGACAATTTTGGGCTTTATTGTTTCAAAAATATTCACAATTGAAAGTACTGAATATTTTAACGAAAGGAAATTAATGATCTTCAAAAAAGATAAATGGTTTTCTAAAAAATCAGCGGGGGTGTCTCTTGGATATTTTATTTTATTGCCAAGCACAAGTTGTAAAATTACGCATAAACAACATGAATATGGTCATTGTATGCAAAGTAAAAAATCAGGATGGTTGTATTTATTAATTTTTGGACTCCCATCATTAACAAATAACTTATGGGATAGGCTAATGCACAAAAAATGGAGTAGAGAGCGAAGGGAAAAATGGTATTACAGTAGATTTCCCGAAAAGCAAGCAGATTTACTCGGCGGTGTAATTAGGTAATAATCGCTTGACTATAGCAAACCCGTAGAACAACATATTTATAAAAATAACGTCGGAGGGGATATTTAATGGCTAATGAGTTCTTGCAATTGCCAAACCCGGATAATAAGCCAGATGCGGTAACGTCAGGATATCAGAGACAAAATACCAATATTTTTGCAATTCAAACAGGACTGGATACTACAGAGCCTTTCGATAACGGCGCTGGAAATATCACAATTCCAGCAGGCGGCATAGTTGAATTAAACGGTTCTATGTTTACATTGCCGAATGATATCTCTTTTACAAAACCAGAAGCAGGTACAGCGTATTGGATAGCGATATCTGACAATGGTAATGGTACGCCAGAAGCTCCAAGTACGGCAACTGCCTCGCTAGTAACTTATCCCGGCAAATGGGACAGCGCAAAACAGGGGTGTTATTTATCTGATGGAAGGCGGACGCTAAACTGGGTATCACTGGGTGCGCTTAGCATAGAACCAACATTCTTAGAATACTCAGCCCCGACAATTAAAGGCACATATAAATTTTCTTTAAAAAAGGGATGGAAGTATGTAAAACTTGCTAGCGGGTTAGGTGGCGGCGACGGCGAAAATGGAATAAAAAACAACCGCGACGAATTGCCGGGTTATACCGGCGGCAGAGGCGGCGGCGGTGGTATTGCATTGGTTTCAAATTTTACTTATGCGATATTTTTCCACGACGGCGGGAATTGCCGTGCTAAAATCGGCGCAAACGGATCAAACGGCGGCAATGGCGGTAACGGCGGTAATGGCGGAAGACTACGAGCAGGCGAGAATTCTTGGCTTGGCGGCGGCGGTGGTGGTGGTGGCGGCGCATCAGGCGGAGGCGAAAACTCAAGCTTTTCAACAGACTCAGGCTTTTTTGTAGCCACCGAAGATTCTCCACCCGGATCACCAGGTAAAGGGGGATTTGCGTCAATTGGCACATACAGTAGCAGTTACATGCCACGAGCATGGGGCGGCGATGGAGGCGATGGCGGCGAAGCTTATTCAAGCGGAATGGATGGTCGTAATGGTGGTAATGCGAGTTATCAAACAGGAACATCACCCGGCGCTTTTACTACAGTTTATGGCGCCGCTGGTGGTATAGGTGGTTTTGCGTCAAGTGAGAATGGTACCGATGGCGGAGGAGCTGCAACAGCAGCAAATATCGCTGGCGGTGGTGGTGGCGGCGGTGGTGGTGCGGGTGGCATAAACGGACAAGACAGAAAAGGTTGGGTACTTCAGGGCGGATACTGCAATGTATTTGATTTTTACGATACTAGACAAACTCAAGAAAGAAAGGAAGAGGTGTCAGAAAAAAGGGAGGACGTACTATGATTTTAATGTTTCACAAAAAAGAGAAGTACGGGAAATATTTTGAGGATACTAAGGATTTTACGGTTAAGGTCCCACCCAGTACGGCATATGTTTGGAATGAAGAAATAGGGGAGTGGATTATGCCTGAATCAGTTACGGAATCAGAGCCTGAGCCCGAACCAGAAATAGAAGCAGAAGAATCAGAATAATTAATATATTTAATATTTGCAAAAACTAAATTATAGGAAGGAAAATAACTTGGACGTAATTATTAAAAACCCGGAAGTATTAAAGATTTTCATAATGTGTATATCTGTAGTGTTTGGACTTATTTTTATAACCATCGGGATGAAAATGGGTTGGATTGGCAGTGTTCATATCGATAAAAGCGGCGCTAATATAAAAGCAAATAAAAAAGAAGTACAGAGGCAGTACGACGCTGGAACAATTAAATATAATCAGGATGTAAAGGTCAGAGAATACGACGACGAGCTTAGCGACTTCGCTATTGAAAAATCTAATAAACTAAGAAGAACGTTGGCAATTGAGTTGAATAATAAAATATTGTGCATGAGTACAATAAGAGCATTAAGCGGGGGGCTGCGATTTCCGTTGTATGACGCTTCAAGAAAAAATAATTTTAAATACAAGTTAAGACCTGAAAATATAAATGCTTACATCGACAATATTATGAAAGAAATTATTGAAGAATATAAAGCATTTTCTATAGAACGTGAATTGTCATATTGCGGCAATAACACGGAAATTAAATGCCCTGAAATGCCGTCGGTTGACTATTTAATAGACGGGGTAAAAAGAAAAATAATTGACAACTGGGCTTTACCAATAAGAGAAAAAAATATTGAGATTTGTAATAAAAAAATAGAGCTTTATAAAGAGAATATCTCACAATATAAATTATTAGGCGACGAAGTTAATGTAAAGATTGCGTTAGACCGTATTGGGAGTAACCGAGGTCATATTAAAGGCTTGGAGCGAAAGCCTGAGCCCGGTGAATTATAATAAAGGAATATTGAATGAAAAAAAGACTTGAAATAAAAAAGAGTACAGCTTTTTTAATAGGGCTTCTTGCCATATGTCTTATTATGATGGTCAATTTTATTAAAGATGATTTTCCAGCGGGTATCTATTTAACAGCCGTTGTAACACTAACAACGGGATACTTCGCTTTAAATGTAGTTGACAGCGGCGTTAAAGGTAAATGCTGGAATAATGATATGTATGAACGATTAAACAAAGATGCAATCACAGACGGAGGTAAACTGCAATGAGGATAGATTTTAAAACATTTCTTTTTAAATACGTTGGTAAAGAAGTAGATTACGACAAATGGGCTGGAGCGCAGTGCGTGGACCTGATAAGGCAAGGTATCGATGAATTGTACGAATGCCCGCAGCCAGAACCTACGGGCGAAGAAGGTGCAATGACTTTTTTTACAAAACATGAATCACGCCCTGTACAAAGAAGGTTTTTTAGCCGTGTTGAAATATGCGCGGTCGGGCAGCACATACCCGAAGGAGCTATTGTCGTATTTAAAAATACCGGAAATAACCCTTATGGACATATCGGTTTTTGCGTCCGTACCGAAAATAATTTGATTTTTTTATTCGAGCAGGATGGTTTAGGACGTGACAGAGCCGCAAAAATTAAAGCGTGGAGTTATGAAAATGTTCTTGGGTATTTGATAAAAAACTAACGGAGGTATTATGTGGAAAAAACAGATTTTGTTTTTAGTCGTAATGGTCTTATTATTCTCGGCGCGTGTATATTGCTTATCTTGGGATGTGTCTTCTTCCTTGGAAGAATCAACCCCGGTGAGTCAGGAGCTGGAATCGATAGCGAACGAGATAGAGATTATAGCAGACAGATGGGACTTGCTACAGAACTTATTGGAGAGCTCAATTCGGGATTTGGAGGAGTACAGGACCAACTTTCCATTATTGCAGATGCGCTTGGAGGAGATGTCACAGACCTACGTTCAATTGCGACAAGAATCAGAGCGGCAAAAACTTCAGTTGAGATTCTGGAAGACGACAACGCTCGTATGCGGGGTCTCATTAGGGATTACTATAGCCAGCTTGGTGATAGTAGTGGCAATTAATTAAGCAGGAGGGCAGCAAATGAAAAAGCTGTTTTTTATATCGATTGTGTTGATGTTGGTCGCTGGCATGGCTTTTGCCATAGACAGCACCTATCAGCAGCCCGTAGAAGTTTCTGCGGAGATTATTCCTGTTGAGTATAATACTGATAGTGGTATTATTATCCAACAGGCGGTTCTGGAGCCTATTTCGGGAATCACTTCCGAAATTTCCAGTTTACAGTTGGTTATAGCACAAAATAATACAATAGCTATAAAGCCGACTAGCATTAACGTTATATTGAGGACATTTATAACTAAACATGTATTAGCTTGTAACGCTACAAATTACTATTTACGTTGTTAGTCAGCAACATGTTGCTTTTGCTATGTGTAACCCGTGCATTCAATTACACGGGTTATTTTTTTGCCTAAATTATTGTAAGTTCTTTTTGGTAAAACCCGTCGGAGAGCCGAGTTTCTGAGGTATCGTAGAATAAGTGGAGGCTATTTATTTTGTTTTAGTATGTTAAATAGCGAATTTATTTCAAGGAATAATTCTTTTGCATTGCTTTCGTCTATATATGATAATTGAATTTTTATGATTGGATTATCAAAGTCGTTTGTTGTAAAAATACAAAACCATTCTTTATCACCGTTATAGTCCTCTTTTATCATTTCATATTTAATAGATTTTATATCATTAATTGAAAATTTTAACAAACCTTTATCTTTCCCGGCAGCAATTATAACCTCACCTGACCTACTAAAGGCAACAGCATGAAAAGGCAATCCATGAATAATTTTACAGTCTTCAAAGCTAGATATATTTTTTATTATATTTTCTACCTCTTCCTTGTAGTTAATTTTTACTTTTTGTATATTCTCCTTATCCGTGTTTTCGTCTTGCGCCTCTATCACTTGTGGTATTATTTGTGCGTCATCTTCTTTATTTGCGTCTTGTGCCTCTATCGTTTGGGGTGCTTTTAATAACTTTAATCTTTTTATAACAATTATGCTACAAAATAAAAACAATGCTCCAAATAAAAATAATAATATAGCTAATACAGGTATATCAAGAGAGGTGAAACCGGCTATTATCCAAACCAAAGAAAATATAAATAAGACAATTGCAGATATAATATTTAATATTTTCTTAATAATGCTCATAACTCACCTCGCTAGCGTGGAGAATGGTGTTATTTTACATCTTCCATAATATTTTTGCAAGCCGGATTTTTCGACGGGGAAGGGAATTATGCGGTTTTAGAGTTAGATTGATCTTCAAGGTATTTCTCAAAACCTCTTCCCACTTCATTTAAAGCGTTAGCAACAAGATAATTCAAAGCCCAAGATATAGTATATTTTTTTTCGATTGCAATTTCTTTTATAGTATTTATAATCCATGTCTCCCATTTTACAGGCATATCTAAATAATCCTGAAGTATCGTTATTACTGTATCGTTTATGCTTCGTCTGTCTATATTTGACAGTTCTTCCATTTTTTCAATTATTTCCGGTGGAAGTCGGTATGTTACGGGTTTCAAACCGTCATTTTTATCCATTGCTTTCATGGTGATAGTATCGGCAATATACCAGTATATTACAAGCAATTATTATATTTTTTTATAGGGAAATTCACCTATAAAAAATTAGGTAAAAAAACATTTAAATAGGCTATTGACAAAAAATCAATATACAATCAAAATGCAAGCATTATACCATTTGCGCCCTGACTAGCGACAGGGCGGTAAAAGCAATCATTTCCGGCTGTTCGCTAGCAGCCACCTGTTAACACGAGAGCAGGTACCAAGGAGATGGTTGCTTTTTTTATTTGGAGGGAACTTATAATGATATATTACAAAGGATTTGACAAAAACTTAAAATGTCACGGCTTCCAATATCAGGTTGGAGAAACCTACAAAGAAGAAAATGCGGATTTATGTTATGTTGGTTTCCATGCCTGCGAGGTTCCGCATGACGTTTTTAAACATTACAGCGCTGGGGACGGAAACAAGTTCCATAAAGTTGAACTTGAAGAAATATCTGAACAAAGAGATAGTGATGATAGCAAGGTATGCGCGAAAAAAATTAAAATCGGCCCAGAGATTAGCGTATTTCAGCTAGTTAAAATATCAGTAAAAATCTTTTTTGAAAAATTTGAATTTAATAAAAAAATCAACCAAGCAAAAGAAGAAAAAGAAAAAAACGCAGGCAACCGCGGCGCGGCAAACGCAGGCAACCGCGGCGCGGCAAACGCAGGCAACTTCGGTGCGGCAAACGCAGGCGACTGCGGCGCGGCAAACGCAGGCGACTTCGGCGCGGCAAACGCAGGCAACCGCGGCGCGGCAAACGCAGGCAACCGCGGCGCGGCAAACGCAGGCAACTGCGGCGCGGCAAACGCAGGCGACTGCGGCGCGGCAAACGCAGGCGACTGCGGCGCGGC